CCTACAGCCTCGGGCTTAGCCACCTCACCGGACTAAAGCCAACTGGAGCAGCCATCGTGTTGGCACGCCGCTGCGGCACCCCCAACATTCACACCATGACGCGAGCTGAGCTAGATGAGGCCGAGCAGTCTTTCCTGGAGCGCTGCCATCTGTACTTTGATCAGCTGCAAAACGCCATTCAAGCCTAATTTTTCATTCATGTTTAACATTCACTAGGGCCATTCAATACTCAGACTGGAGCTGGATCGGCCATTCAAGGCCATTCATGCTGTCTCAAGTGAGTCTCATGAGTCTCGCCGCTACTGCGTTGGTACTGATCGGTGTAGGGCTGGCACTGCGGGCGTTGGTGCTGCTGGTGCCGGATCGTGAGCCTAGCGGTGAGACACTACAAAGCCGCCTGCGGGTGATCACAGGCGGCAAGCGGTGACGGGTTGGTGCTGATCAGCTGGAACGCTTCCGGGATGACTGGCGCTTGCCGGCGTGTGCGCGGCGTTTTGTGTTTTCCACAACTTCCGGCTGGGGATTCTGTGGAAAACCGCCAGCCGCTAGCACTTCCTCAACGGTGAGCGTTTGAGTGCTGACCTTGGCACGGTCTAAGACTTCCTGGAACGCTGCAGCTTGGCGCAGCTGTTGCTGGCGCTGGTGAAGGTCCGGCAGCGTTTCAAGGTGCCATCGGCTGAAACCTACTTTCGAGGCTTCGGCGCGGTTCTCGCTTAGCCAGGCCAGCACCTCATCCCCGCAGGGATGGTGCTGAGCTAGCCAGAGTTTGTCTGCCCACTCGATCTGCAGCCGGCGCTTAGCCTCTCGGGCTTCTTCCCTGGAACGTTTGCGCTCACGCTGTGTTGCCCATTCTCCGTTTGCCATTGGTGAAGGCTAGGGGTTGTCGCCTGCAACAGTAGCGCAACAGTCAACCGGCGCCGCCCACCTAACGAAGTGTAACAGTAGGAAGGGTTACGGCTGGTGCTGCTGCCATGCTTGGCACTGAACACCTAGGGAGACGATCCCACCATGGCAAACGACTTCACCACAACTCGCAAGCTCAGCCAAGCGGACCCTGCCTACCAACAGCTGGAGCAAACCCACACCGAAGCCTGCAAGGCTGTTCACGATGCAGCAGCCAAGCCGCGCAGCCTTACCTACAAGCTGCAGCGGTTGCTGCTGGCACGTGATGCGGTCATGCACTACGCCACCGAAACCGAGTGCACCAACCCGGAGCAGGATGATTTCCTGGCGCAAACCACGGCAAACCATGGCGAGACGTGGTGCGGGATGTTCAATGCTGCAGCAGACGACATCACCCAGCTGATCTATGACATTTGCGCCACCATCACACAGCAGCGGCTCGAGCATGATCAGCTGGTGAAGGCGCGCGAGGCTGCACGAGAGGCCAAGCAAGCGCGATGGGCTGAGCTGGAACGTCAGCCGGTTGACTGATCTGCTACAGTTACACACAAGCCACACCGAGGCAACCATGGCAACTATCAGCATCAACACCAACAGCGGCCCGCTAGAGGTTCCCGCTAAGTGGCTGGGGCAACACCTAGCCGTAACGCCACCGGTCAAGGCTGGGGCACCCGTCAAGACTCGCGGGCAATGGGTGATCACACACGCGGCCACGGGTTTCAGCTGCGGCACCGTGCTTTGCAGCCAAAAAGCCGCCATTCAACTGGCACGCGATTGGGATGCCCGCTTCGGGCTGATCAGCACACCCGCAGACGTTAAGGGCTGGCCGCATTCAAAGGACTGGGGCCGGGCCATTCAAGCGATCAACTGCCCGTGGCAGGTTGACCATTCATCAGACGATGATGCGGGCAGCACTGAAACGGCGCTAGTCCTAGCGGCCCGCGCTGGAATTCCCATCGATCAGGCGGGTGCGGCGCCCCGCGTGTTCTGGCGCGGCCAGTGGTGGCTCCCGCCTACAGACGGGATGCTCGAAAGTTGGACTTTTGACTCGGTGTGCGAAACACCGGATGGCCGCACGGTGGAACCGGATCATCCTGAGGCTTGGCTTAGCATCCTGCGGCTAGTGTGACACTATGTAACGCGGGCACCCTAGCGTGGTGCCCTTCCGGTGCTAGTGTTGCACACGAAAGCCAAACCACGGCAAACCATGATCACGCAAGTTAAGCTCACGGCCCGCTCGAGCAACCGTAAAACGGGACCGATCGCCACCACGATCAGCAGCAGCAACACCTGTCCCACAACGTGCCCGTTCAATAAAGGCGGCGGTTGCTACGCGGCCGGCGGTCCTACCGCGATCCACTGGCGCAAGCTTGACCGCCGCGAAACCGGCACACCCATAGGAGATTTTGGCCACCAGTTAGCCGATGCCAAACTGGCTCCCGGTTCTCTGCTGCGTTGGAACGTAGCGGGCGATCTGCCGCACCACGATGGCACGATCAACCTACCGGTGCTGCAGCAGCTGGTGGGCACCATGGTTTGGGGCGCCAAACTGCGGCCTTTCACCTACACGCACCACGTGCAAAGCGCCGACAATTTGGACGCGGTGCAATGGTGCAACGGGTCGGGGTTCACGGTTAACCTCAGTTGTGACACAGAAGCACAAGCGAGCCGGCGCCATCGTGACGGGTTCCCGGCCGTATGTGTGGTTGCGTCCGATGATGCCCGCCGTTCCTGGGTCGATGAACACGGGACCCGCTTTCAAACCTGCCCGGCGCAGTTAAAAGACGGGATCACCTGCCAAACCTGCCAGCTGTGCACAAAAGCTGAGCGGGCTTGTGTGGTGGCCTTTCGCTCGCATGGTGCAAGCCGCAAGCGGGTCGACCGGCGCCTGTCATCTGTTACACTGTAGAAGTATTGCACGCCAAACCATGGCCTTCTATCCTGATCAGCCGTACGATCCCGCAGACGATCTGGCGTCGCCTGACATTCGCGAGGATTTCGCCGGCTTGTGTTTCGAACACGGTTACGACCCCCAAGGCATGCTTGACCGTTTAGGCGGATGGCTCCCGGCCGATAAGCTCCGGGAATTTATGGACGACCTAGCGATGGGGCGGATTTGACCGCTACACGGCCCGGCCAAACGGTCGGGCTTTTTATTGTGCCGCAGTGGTGGCGCTAGTATTGAATCAAACGGCCGCAGAATCTAACAATGTCGGACAATCCGGAAGCTAACAATCAAGCGCCGGAAGTGTCGGCGGAAATAGAAGACAAAAAGGCGAAACATCCGCTGGGTTGCTATGGCAAGCGCAACCCGAATGCCGTTATAGAAGAACGCCAGCGCCGTTTGTATCGGCGGCAGCTGGAGGGACTGACGACACGGCAGCTAGTTCTAGATCACGCTTCTAGAGAAAGCATCAGCGAAAAGACTGCTTGGATGGATTGGCGCGTGGTGAGCAAGTGGAACGAGGAAGATTGGCAGAAGGATCGAGAGGCTTTGCTATCTCGTTTGCAAGGGATGCGCTTCCGTGCCATCAATGCCGCGCTAAAGAAAGGTCAGCTGCAGACCGCTGCGCAGTTGATGGACAGCGTCGGCCGTGTCTTGAACGAAAGCGGGATCGAGCAGCAGGCTGCAGCAGCGCCACAACTACAGATCACGGTGGAAGACAAGCGCCAGGGTTGACGGCTGCCGCTGTTGTGCTACAATACGAGAGCAACCAAGGGAAACGTCCCATGCTCTCCTTCCTACTCCGCCCCCCTGTGTTCTTGGCTTTTGTGGCCGCTACGCTCGCGTGGGGATTCTCAACACCGAGCACCGACACGCTGCTGGCACGCTGCGAGTCTGCCGGCCGATCGGCTGCAGAGTGCCGGCTGGTTGTGTTGGGTCGCTAGTGTGGTAGACTGACACAGTAACGCAAGCCAAGCGAACCATGATCGACCTCACCCCCAAGCTTGCCGCCACCATCGGCACCGGCCAAGACTGCGCAGCTGCCGGTTACTGGGCCGTAACTTACTTGCGCCGCCCCGGCTCACCCACCATCGTTGGCCGCATCGGCCGTACATCCGACCGGCGCTGGCACGTTGTGCTCGACGGCCAAGAGACCCACACCGCCACCATGCACCAGGCCAAGACGTGGATCAACCGCCGGGCCTGACGCCGCGCGACCTTAAACCCGCTCCCGGGACTGAGAATCATTCTCACTCTCGGGGGTAGGGTTCGAGAATAGTACAGGCGTATCGCTGCCCAGGGAACCTACTGACATATCCTCAATTTCTTCTTCTGTACTACACCGGGGCAGGGGTTCGATTCCTGTAATACCCTAGAAAGTACCCACCTACATCAAAAATGCCCGACGCTGCTGGAGCACTCACCCTTCGTTACGCCCAAGGTGAGGTGTTTTCCAGCCGAAAACGCTTCCGGGTGCTGGTTGCAGGCCGCCGATTCGGCAAGAGCTACCTCTCCTGCATCGAATTACTGCGTGGAGCAATCGAACGCCCCGGCGAAACCTTCTTTTATGCCGCCCCCACCTACCGAATGGCGAAAGACATCGCCTGGAAGGTAATGAAACGGCTGGTTCCGAAGGCTTGGATCAAAGCGAAGAACGAGACGGACCTCAAGATCGAGCTAGTAAACGGCTCAACAATCGAACTAAAGGGCACTGAAAACGCCATGGCATTGCGCGGCCGCAGTTTGGCTGGCGTGGTGCTGGACGAAGCCGCCTTCATGGACAGCGAGGTCTGGTTTGAGGTGATCCGTCCCGCCCTCGCCGACAAACAGGGTTGGGCATTATTTATCTCCACCCCGGATGGCACCGCTAGCTGGTTTTACGAACTCTGGCAATACGCGGATAGCGGCGATAAGGACTGGAGCCGGTGGCAATTCACCACAATCGACGGCGATAACGTCCCACCGGAAGAAATTGAAGCTGCCCGCGCCCAACTCGACCCCCGCACCTTCCGCCAAGAATTTGAGGCGAGCTTCGAAAATCTCAGCGGCCTCGTCGCCATCAGCTTCTCGGACGAAAACATAGACAAAACAGTCCAAGATCTCGCCGTTTTACCCCTATTGCTTGGGGTGGACTTCAACGTGGACCCAATGAGCGCAGTTTGCGCCGTCAAAAAAGGCGACGTGCTCTGGGTCTTCGACGAAATCATCATGACCGGCGGCGCCACCACTTGGGACCTCTGCGAAGAAATCCAATCCCGCTTCGGCGTGGAGCGCCGGATTATTGCCTGCCCGGACCCAACAGGTGGTGCCCGCAAAACCAGCGGCGTTGGCGCCACGGACCACAACATCCTCCGCAAGAGCGGCTTCACAGTTTCCAGCCCCCGCAACCCCTGGAAAATCCGCGACAAGATCACTTGCGTCAACACCGCGCTACTCGACGCATCTGGCACCCGCCGCCTGTTCATAAACCCCAAGTGCAAGGAGTTGATCAAATCCTTACGCACTCTTACCTATGCCCCAGGAACCGGCCTCCCCAATAAGAATCTCGGCGTCGATCATGCTTTCGATGCTCTTGGCTACCTGTGCCTACAAACTTTCAACCTTGCCAAGCCCGAGAGCCTCGGCAAAACGTCCTATCGTGTGTGGTAAGCAGCTGGAATCCTATGCCCGGACACTACAGCGACAAGGACAAACCTAAAAAAGGTAAGAAAAAGGTCGAAAAAGTGATGTCAGAGTA